TAGTACAATTACTTGTACTCGCAGAGCACTTCCATTCGTTAAACTTTTACGATCTTTATGTCCTAGGCTAGCTCTGCAAGACGCAGAAGTTGAGCATTCGTACACAATCGTGAATGGGAGTAGGTTATCAGCTGTCGCTAAAAATCAGGAAACTGCCCGTACTATCGGAGTAGAGCCACTATGGAACATGGCTCTACAGCTTGGAGCTGGCGCATATATTGAGTGCGCACTTCGATCAGTAGGCCTCGATATAAGTACTCAGCAGGAGAAAAACAAGTTATTGGCGCACAAAGCTTCGATCGACGGTAGCCTGGCTACTATAGATCTGAAGTCTGCGTCCGACTTGATATCGCCTGCACTTATTGAGGCTCTTTGGCCCGTGGAATGGTTCTCTTATTTATCTGCTATACGCAGTGAGAACATTACGGTCTCCGTAAAAGGAGAAACCAAAGATTATAAACTTAACATGATGTCAACTATGGGTAATGGTTTTACCTTCCCTATGATGACACTCACACTTCTCGCTATAGTTTACGCAGTGATGAGTAAACACGATAACAGAAGTATGCACTGGGACGTGACTAAGGTCGCGGTATACGGCGACGACATTATATGTCCAGTCGAATATTACGAAAGTATAACCAGTGTGTTAAATTTATGTGGGCTTATCGTGAATCACGATAAATCGTTTCACCATGGACCGTTTCGCGAGAGCTGTGGGGGAGATTTTCATAATGGAATGGATATTACACCATTTTATGTGAGGTCTTTATCTACAGATCCCGAAATATATGTTGCGATTAACCAAGTTTTGGACTGGAGTTCGAAGACAGGAGTAATTCTGTACGAGACTCTTCAGTACTTGCGGTCGTTATTGCAACACGAAGTATGCATGGTTCCTCAGTGGGAGTCGCCAGATTCTGGCATTCTCACAGAGGCTGTACCTAGGACTTACGTTATGTGGTCACCTATCCAACGACAGAAAGTATGGCATTCACGAAATGTGCATGTTGACTTCCTCTGTTGTGTTGGTGGCTATATAACTTCCAGAACTGCTAAGTTACGGAAGGGTGGTCCTAAGG